AACCTACTTCTTCAGTAAATTGAGATACACCTTGTAAAAACCCTGTCGAAGTATAAGTTACTGAACTACCAGATACAGAACTTGTTAAATCAAAAGAGCAATCAGTAATATTTTGAGGTGTAGAAAAACCAAAAGTAATTAAATGTACTGGTCTTAATACATTTGTTGCTAATTCATTTTTTAGAGCTGTCGTTAAGTTTCTCGTCATATATCTCGTAAGTTGTTCTATTTATTTTCTCACTATCTTTTATCATAACAAAACTAAAACTTCCATCAGGGATATTATGCTTTCCTAAATCATTTGTTTTAGTATTTATTTCTGTTTCATCGACAACTTTTTCAGCTATAACATCAACATTTATCCAATGTCTTACCAGATATTTTACCATTATAGAGCTTCTTCGACATCCAATTCAAACTTGTATAACACATTCCCATCTTTATCTGCACCTACTTGACCGAACTCTTGCATATCATTAATTAAATATACTGTGAAAGGTACATTGTTATAAGTTACTGCTTCATTGTCTGCTAAAGCACTCCTTAATGGTGGCTCAATAGTTATTGTACTTGCATTCGATGAACTAGTTACATCTGCAACTATCATATAGACTTTATCATGCGAAGCAAATTTTATTAGATCACCGCTTTTAAATCTTCCAGCTCCATCTCCAGCATGTCCATCAATATCTATTGTTGTATCCCCAGCACTATGTGCACCATTAACTAATATAGTTCCTGTTTCTGTTCCTCTAGTTGATGATATTTCTGGTGGTACGATTGTAAAATTTTCATTTCCTGATCGTTGTTTAATTATAAAAGCCATAAGCTCTCCATATATATCTGATCTTTTTCCTGTAATAATATCTGCTGTAAATGCAAATTTTTGACCATCTAATTGTCTTGAAAATTTTTTACCACTTGCAGATTTAGATATTAAAGTTTTTTGATTACTTTTAATTGTTGCTACTCTGAAAGCCGCAGTTGATATTGGAAATGCACCAGCCATTATATTAAAGCCTCTCTTCCTCTTTCATTGACAGATTCATTGATTATTCTAGAAATAGTTCCACGTCTTTGTACTAGTAATTGGTCGAATGATCTTGCGTCAACAGTAGTAATATTAAAATTAACATTAACAGGTCCACCGCCTGTACCTCTTGCACTCTGGGTTATCTGTCCTGTTGCATTAGGAACAAAAAGCTCAGGTCCTCTTTCACCTACAATAATTGGTTTGCCTTTTGATACTGCACCACCTTTATGAAAGAAAGGTAGTCCACCACCGCCACCGCCACCCATAGCCATTAAAATTGCTTGTAATGCTATTTGTCTTTTTAAAGATGACTCTATATTTTTATTTGTATTAAGTTCATCTTTTTTAAATTTATTTAATATCTTTTGCTGTATAATAAATTGTATAAAGGTTGCTAATACTTCTATTAAAATTCTTTGTCCTATTTGTTTCATAGTATTTTCCAAATCTTTTCCTAAAACTATTGATTCTGCAACTCCTCTTGAAAAACTTTTTATTCCACCAACTATACCTTTAGCGATAGTTTGATTAATACTTTCTACATCTTTTTTTATAGTTTCTAAAACACCCTCTGCAACTTTATCTAGCTCTACTCCAAAATTTTTTGTTTCTTCTGTTGATCCTTTTAATTTGTTTAAAAGTTCTTCAACTTGTTTCTTTGATATTAATGCTTTAGCTTCAAGTGTATCTAAAAATTTTCTAAGCTCTTTTGTCATAGAGCCTAAGCCATCATCTGTTTCTTGTACCTCATTTTTTAAATCATTTATTGGTTTTTTTAGTCTTTCAGCTATCGCTAAAATATCTTCATTTTGTTTTTTTATTTTTTCAAAACCCTCTTTACTAACTAATTTTAAACTTTTTCTTGTATCTAATATTTTTTGATTAAACTCTGCAAACTGCTCTAAAAATTGTCCTAGTTTAAATCTTATTTCATCTAAGAAACCACCTATTGCTAAAACTAATAATTTACCTTTTCCACCTAACATTAAGAAACCAATAATACCAAAGGTCCTTACTGTGTCTGGTAAAGTTTGTAAGAAATCAAAAAGATTACCGATAGAATTTACTACAAAAGAAAATACTGGTTTAAGTGCTTCTATTATTACAGCCGCACCAATAATTATTTCTTTTGTTGCTGTTATTAAACCTTGACTTAAACTTTGACCAACATTTGCTAAAACTTCTGAATTATCTTCGATCAATTTATTTACTTCTACCAAACCTTGTTTGACGAAATCGAAAAATCCAGCTTGTGCAGTTTCTAATCTAAATTTAAATAATTTGTCTGATAGCATCGAAAGAGTACCAGCAAAAGTAGTTGATAATACTTCTGTTGCTTTTTCAAACTCTCCACCCTCTCCAAATAATTCTCTGAATCTTTTTTTTGTTTCTTCTACTGTAACTACTGCTCCAGCTTGGAATCCTAATAAAGCTCTTACACCTCTTTCTCTAAATAAATCTGCACTACCAATACCAGATGAAAATGATCTTTGAATTTGTTCTGCTGTTGTTCTAAAATCTAATCCTGTAACCGAAGCTATGTTTCCTGTTAGTTTTAATATTTCGTTAAGCTCGTCTGCATTTTTTGTAACTACTGCTAGATTACCAGCACCAGCCTGTATTTCTTCTAACGTGAAAGGAACTTTAGAAGCAAAGTCAATTAAACCTTTAAATGCTTTATCACCCTCTTTGACACCTTTAAATAAAAATGCAAATCTTAACCTTAATTGTTCTACGTTTGATCCAACGTCTAAAATTGATTTAACTACTAAACCACCACCAATACCAACTAATGCAGATTGAACTGAAAAAACAGCACTTTTCAAATTTGCTAATCCTGATCTAACACCAGCGAAAGCCTGTCTAGTTTTATCTTTTGCTAGAATGTTAAGTACTAAATTTTGTGCCATCGTTACCTTACTTTATTGGTTTGTGCATTGTGTTCATCATTTTCTAATGAAATATATGCTAACCAATGATTATATTCCCACTCTTCCATTTGTAAAAGAGTAGTTAGAGATATTTTTAACCTATCAGCGACAATAAGTAAATTTCTAATTTGAGGATCAAATTTTAGTTTTTTTTTACTTCATCAGGAGGAACTACTTGAATCATAGCAGTTGCTATCCGAGATAATACATCTGAATCTACCTTAGTAAGTAAATCCATTTTATCTTCTAGTTTAAAAATCTTTTTTCCATCTTTGTCTAAAGACTTCATAACAACAATGTCAGCTAATATGCTGACGTCTGTCATGTTATCAGATTTTTTAAATAGTTTATTTTTCTCGTACAGATTAATAGGATTCCAAAATAAAACAGTAGGCTTTCCATCTTCGTCTTTCCATTCTGGAACTTCGATAGATTGTACTCCAATATTCTCAAAGTGAGATTTGGCTCTGTCTAATATTGACATAAATTATTATTCAGTTCCTATTGTTAAAGCACCTGTTCCTTGAAAAGTTACTGATCTTGTAACGATTCCATCTAAAGGTTGTGATACAGACATTCCTGTAATAACACTTGCACCCTCAAATTTTCTGTCGCCTGTTGAACTTCCCTCTGGTAATAATTTAAAAGTTATACTTGCTCCAGCAGTTAATTGTGTTTGTACACTATCTGCTTCGTCAAAGTGCATTTCTAAACTTCCAGAAAAAGATGTTCTGCCAGCAATAAAAGTTTTTGCGGCATCAGCCATTTTTGTACTTTCAACAACATCTCCTGTAGTTTCTAAAGTGAATGAAACAAGTTCTCCAACTGCTGAACCACCAACTACTACTTCACCCTCTTTACCATGATGTACTGCCATATTTTTTCTCCTTGTAATTAATTATTTATATTAGTTTTCTTCATCTTCGTCAATATCTTCATCTTCATCATCTTCAAAAGTTTGTTCTTCTTCATCTTCCCATTCTTCGTCAGATTGATTATCTTCTGCTTCTTCTACCAAATCTTTTACTTCTTCGCAAAGCAAACTTTCTTTATCGTGAAGTTTTTCTATTTGATCTATCTTTTTTTTAATTTTATCAAGTATTTTTTGTAATTTCATAATTTATCCTATGGGGTTGCCGCTTGATGTTCATATATCACACGGACTGTAATTAGTACAGCTCCGTATGGAAATAAACTACCAGCATCAGTTTCAATAGAGATTACCTCTGTGTCTAGTGCATTTCCATTTCTCGTAATATCAGTTTCAAGTGCAGTTTCGATAGCAGAAGCCAAATTATTTCTAGCTGTATCAATATTACTTTCACTACCTTTGACGTATCCTGTTATTCCAAATTCTAAAGTACATATCCTTGTTTTTGCACCGCTACCTATTTCTTGATCTTCTTTTGTTTCTTCTATTGTTTGAATCAGTACTGCTGGATATTGTGCTTGTGATAATTCATCTAGTTCAAAAGGTTGTCTTGTTACTTTTCTAACACTAGGACTAGATATGCTACCTATAACAGTAACTAAATTCGATGCAATGTCTTCTCTTGTACTCATATTCCTAATCTTCTAATTTCTTTTTTTAAAAAATTTTCGTAGGTCCTTTGTATCACTTTTTCTGTCTTTTTGTTAAAACCAAAAAATTTTCTTTTAGGTAAGTTACCCATACCTTTTTGATGAAATAATCCTTTAGTAGCTTCTCTTTGTGATCTAAAAAAAACTTGAGCTTTATTTCTTGATACGACTTTAGAAGAAATACTTTGTAACATTTGATTTGTATCCTCTAGATCTACTGTAGTTTTACCTTTCAATTCTGCATAAGCTGGAGAATATCCTACAAACTTTTTACCATCTTGATCTTTTCCTAACTCAGTTCTTTTTACAATAATTGTTTTTAATTGTTCACCAGCTTGATCTAAACCTTGTTGTATTATTCTTGGAAATCTATGTAAGAATTTTACGTAACGTGCTTGAACTTTTCTAACATTTGAAGTTACTTTTAATTCTAAAGCCATTATCTATTTAATCTTCGATAACCATGTAAAGGCTCTCTTTCATTAGAAACTATAGTTCCGTCTGCTGTTGAATCATACTCTACACCATCTTCAAGTATTGATCTAAATTCTTTATTGTATTCTCCCATGTAATATTCAGCCATTCTTTCAAATCTATCTTTATCTGCTTCTGGTCTAAATTTAGTTAATGCTGGTAAGTAGAATCTCCCAAGAAATAAATAAACACCAGCTCTTTCAAACTGATCTAGATTTACTTTTGTGTTTTCCATCTCTACTGTATTTAAAACTGTAATATCTGTATAGACATTTGTTTTATAAGTTGGAAACCAACGTATTCTTAACTCTCTTAAAATGTCATTAGTTGTTTGTGCAAGAAAATTTACTGTTTCAGTAGCAGTAGTAGAAATACCAAAATCAAAAGCATCAGGTTGATATTTTAAAACGTCAGATGTAGTGATAACATTAGCTCCTGTAAAATTTGCCATTATCTAATACCCATTAGCCAATTAAATATTGCTTTAATCTTTTTTTTTAGTTTTTTTAACATTTTTTTTTCTCTTTGGTTTAAGTTGTACGACTTTAGAAGCTATGTCTTTTACTGTTGCTTTTTTTATTTCTTTTTTTACACCATCAACAGGAAAGAAACCATTTCTTTCAAAATGAGCTATGTTAGCTTCATAATATTTTTTTTCTTTAACGATTATTTTTTTTCCATTTGTTAATCTTATATCCATAATCTTCTCCTTATTAGATGTGAGGGCAGTCTCCCACCCTCACAAAGTATCCAATTATTATTGGATTGATGAGTCTGCTTCGATTTCACAACCATTAGTGTCGTTAAGTTCTCCAACACCATATACTGCAGTTGCTACAATTTCGTCAGCTCTTAAACTTGCATCTCTTTGAGTTTCGATTTTCAAGTCTTGCATCATTGCTAATCCTAATGCATCAGGGTGGAATACAGCACCTTTGTAATCTCCTGTAGTACCTGGATTATTTCCTGATGAGTCAGCCATATTTGAAGTTTCAAATATATTTACTCCAGCGATTTGACCTACTAAACTTGATCTTAAAATCTCATTACCAACACCTGGATTTGGGTTAGCAAATGTATTTGTAAGACCAGATTTTAGATCGAATGCTACTTGCGGATGAAATACCGCTGATAGGTTATCACCTGGAACTGCATTAGCTCTTAGTTTTGCTACTGCTTGGAATATTGACGATGCTGACAACGCAGTTGAAGCATCACCAACAGTAGTTGAAAAACCACCGAACAAAGCTGTTAAGTCTGTGTCTATTTTTTTTGCAATAGCTTCACCAAATAATCTTCCAATGTCTGCCGCTACATTTCTTGGAGCCGCATTTCTTCCTAGATCAGTTAGAGTTGTCATTATCCCATGTTCAGTACAAGTAATTGTTTTTGAAGTTGGGTCTATTGCTGTGTTAGATAAATCAGTTGCTTCTGATACGTCTGCCGCAGATACAGCAGAGTAAATTGGTACTTCAACTGACTTTCCACCACCAGTTACAGCATAGTTTCTTACAAGCGGTCTCATGATTGATCTCTCACTTGCTACGAACAATGCTTCTGCCACTATCTCTGTGTATAGTTCCGATAGCGTAGAACTTGTGCTTTCGTTTGCCATTTTTATTTACCTTATTATTTATTTGTTAAATTTATCTGAACAGGAGCAGAATCTCTTTGTTTACGGTACTCCGCATACTTTTGACGATCTTCCGCCTTGCTCATGTCTAAGTCCTGAATGTTAAATGGTTTTACAGTTTTACCCTCGACACTACTCTGGCTACCTGTTCCAGACAAAGACCCTTTTCGGAAATGTGGGTTAGCATCTAAAAACTCTTTTACTCGATCTTCAATAGTAAGTAGTTCACCTTTAGGATTATACCTAATATTTTTATTATTATCAAGTATTTCTATTCTTCCATCATCATTATAATTTACTTCATTTTTCAATAAAGAAACTACTTGATCAGGAGCTATAGCATTATTTTTTGAAGCTAAAGATAAAATAGAATTATCTACGTTGATTGTTTTTACTTTGCTTTTCCAATCAGCAAGTTCTTTGTCTTTTTCTGCAATCCTTTGTTTCATTAAGTTTTCCAGATCAGCTTTTGTTTTAGCATCTTGGATTTGCTTTTCTTTAGCCGCTTCTTCTTCCTTTTTTTTTATCTCGTCTAACTGTCTTTGCTGTTTTGCTTTTTCTGCTTCAAGTCTTTGCTTGATGATATTATCAAGTTGCTCTTGTGTAAAAGTGTTTTCTGTTTTCACCTCGTCAGTTTTAGTTTCTTTAGCCTGTTCTACAACAGCATCATTTTTCGGTTGATTAACCTGATTTTCTTCTGACATTTTTTCTCCTATTCAATTATTAATTTTCCATTATTGTCATACCAATCTTTATTGACAAATGACCATTGATGTCGGCAGTTATAACCACCACGAACTATAAAAGGATCACCAGCTTTCTTGCCTGTCCAATTACGTCGCCAAAGTTTTCTGACTTCATCAACAGTAAAAAGTCCACCTTTTCTTTTATCATATCTTCCATTTCTGACAAGCCTACAGAAATCTCTAGTTGTTGGTATATTGCTTCCTTGATAAACAACATAGTTCAAACCAGCATCTTTTGCCTTTGCTAAATTAAGGGTTGCATCGAACTCTCTCAAAGAATCATTCAATATTTGACCAGCATATCTTTTCATGTTTTCTCCAGCTCTATCTCTTGCAAATTTTGATTGTAATGTTTGAATATTTTTATCTAATCTAGCTCTTACAACTTTACCTTGTGTTGTTCTTCTATCTAACTTTCTTACCCTTACTTCATCACGTTTGATAGAAGCTACAAGTTTATTTACGTCCTCGTCTTTTGCTGATGCATAGATACCATTGATTGTACGTCTTAAATCATCTTCAAGTTCTATAGGATCACTACCTATAAGAGTATATTGATAAACTTTTTCTGATAATCTTCT